GCCCGAGCCCACCACCCAGACCACCCAGTACCGGATCAACTGCCTCCCCGAAGACGGCATCGACAGCGACCTGTTCGGCCTCACCGTCGAGTACCGAGGCAAGGGCCGGTGGGCCGTCGTCCTCCGGAGCGCGTACCTCGGCGCCGACGGCGCATGGTCCTGGGGCCACGACTGGCCCGGCGAGCCCACCAGCGACCAGTACGAGGCGTACGAGGCGGGCCGTCAGCGGTGGCTGGACGCGCATCGGTTCGATGAGGAGACCGCGCTGCGACTCGCGAGGGAGGCTGCGCCGTACGTCACGGTCAACGGGTTCACGGTGGCGGATGCGATAGCGATGCGGCAGAGACGTGCTGGGGAGCAGCAGTGATCGACACCGTGCTGTTCGTGGTCCTGGTCATCGTGGCCGCCGGGCTGCCGTTGGCGCATTGGGCGCGCCCACCGTGGCGCTGACGGCACGGCAGGCCCACGAGGGCAGCTGTACACCTCCGAGGCGGCCCGCGAACCTCCCGGCTCACCGATTCCTCACCCCAGCCCCCGCCGGGCCCTCACACAGCCACACAGGGCCTATACGGAACGGACACCCCGTAACCACACAACCAGACACCACCCGAAGGAGAACCCCGTGACCCTGCACCTTGGCGACTGCCGCACCGTACTGACGGAACTTCCCGACGCCTCGGTCGACGCGATCGTCACCGACCCGCCGTATGAGATCGGCGTGGCTGGCCACGCCTGGGACTCGACAGGTATCGCGTACAGCGTCCCCATGTGGACTCAGTGCCTGCGCGTCCTGAAGCCCGGCGGACACCTGATCTCCTTCGGCGCACCACGCACCTATCACCGCATGGCCTGCGCCGCCGAAGACGCCGGATTCAGGATCATCGACCAACTCGACTGGATTTACACGCACGGCAAGCCGAAGGGCTCCGACCTGGCGCGGGCCATAGACCGGCACCGCGACGACCGCGAGCAGGTCCTGCAGGTGACCGCGTGGCTCGCGGCGGCACGGGATGCGGCGGGCTGGACGAACCGGCAGATCGATGCTCTGTTCGGGTTCTCCGGCATGGGCAGCCTGTGGACCACCCAGGGCAAGGCCGCGATCGTCCCCACCACCGAGCAGTGGACACGTCTCCGGGACGCGATCGGGTTCGACGACACGGAGATCCTGCCGCTCGTCACCGAGCTCAACGCCCGCAAGCGCACTGTGGGCGAGGCATTCGAGCAGCGGGAGATCATCAGTCGCACGCAGGGGCGAGCCCGGGAAGCTGGCCTGTACGGAGTGATGTCCGGGGACCGCATCGAAGCCCGGGCGGCATCCGAGGAAGCGCGCCGCTGGGAGGGCTGGAACACGGCGCTGAAGCCCGCGCACGACCCGATTCTCCTGGCCCGCAAGTCGACCGGCTACGACTCCCTGGTCGGCGGACTCCTGCGGCATGGAGTCGGCGGCCTGAACGTGGCCGCCTGCCCCGCGTCCGGTGGCGGCTGGCCGGCGAACATCCTCCTCGGCCATGACTGCCCGCCCAGCGGCTGTCTGCCCGGCTGCCCGGTACGTGAGATGGGCCAGGCGCAGCGGTCCTTCCCGGTCTTCCGGCTCAACAGCCGGACTCCGAACGCGGAGCGAGTCGAGGTCGATGGTGTCCGCCACGACACCCCGAAGGCAATGGAGTTGATGCGGTGGCTGGTACGTCTCGTCTGCCCGCCGGGTGGGACCGTGCTGGACCCGTTTGCTGGCTCGGGGACGACGCTGCTGGCCGCCGCTGATGAGGGCGTCTCTGCGATCGGTATCGAGGCGCATGAACCGTATGCCGCTGTGGCCCGCGCACGCCTTGACGCGCGCGCACCGTCCCTGTTCGACACCCCGTGACATTGCGTATGCCCGCCCCCGGGTCGTAGCCGGGGGCGGGCACCAGCCCAGCACACCACGAGAATCCGAGGAGATCCACATGTCGTACCCCAGCCTGCTCACCCCCGAAGAGATGCTCACCACCGCGAAGGAGCGCCTCGGGATCCCGACGATCGTCTGCATCTGCGGCAGCACGAGGTTCATGGACGCGATGGCCGAGGCTGATCTGCGCGAGACTGCGGCAGGCCGGATCGTTGTGAAGCCCGGCGTCAACATGAAGGTCGCACACGAGCTGTGGGCGGATCCGGTCCCGACCGAAGCGCTCAAGGTCCGGCTCGACGAGCTGCACCGGGCGAAGATCCGGCTCGCGTCTGAGGTCCTCGTCGTCGGGGACTACATCGGCACATCCACTACGGCGGAGATCCGGTACGCGCGCGGTCTGGGCATCCCGGTGCGGTTCACACACCCCGAGGTCGACCCGGACGCCGGGCCCACCGAGTGACCGCCGCCCGCTGGATCGGCGCCAGCATCCCCCTGCTGCTCCTCACCGCCGCAGCCGCACTCGCCGCGATGCTCCACGCCGAACAGCGCCAGACCCGCCGGCGCCAGGCCCGTACCGCAGAGCAGCACGCCCGGCTGGTGGGAGCCCAGCCACCTCTATCGCCACCACCCCGACTGCACCAAGGAGAACGTCCGATGCCCACCCGGCAGTTCACCCGAAATGAGCTCTCCAACATCGGCGTACCGCCCGAAGATCCCGAGTACATCGAGTACGACGATGATCTCCTCGCCGACGAGCCCGTGAGCACGCTCAAGTACACGGCGCTGCGCCGCTGTGTCTTCCGCGCCCCTGACGACGGCAGAACCTACGCCGTCGAGTACGAAGCCCAGCTCGATGTCGGCGACTACGAGGTGGGCGAGTACAGCCCCGATGACCACGGCTGGCACGGCGACATCGTGGAAGGCGTCGAGGTGGAGGGGCGGGAAGTCCTCGTCACCCGCTGGCTGCCCGTCGAGGAGACCGACCGTGCCTGAAGCCCGTCACACGGCCGACACGATCACCGACGATGCGCTGGACCGGCTCTACGCCCGCATCACCACGCTGGAGGCCGTGGCCGCGGGCAATAGGCGGCACGTCCAGACCATCGCGCCCGAGATCGACCGGCTCACCGAGGAGCGCGACGGCCTCGTCGCCGAGCTGGCTCGCGTCCGCCGCGCTCTCGACGGAACCGAACCGACGGACCGGGAGCCTCCCGGCCCGCCATCCTGAACCCGACCACCGAGGGGGAAACCATGCCCGACCAGCCCACCACCAGCACCTACTTCATCGAGTCCCGCCCCGCGCCCAGCGAGCCGTGGCGGAAGGTACCCGGAGTCGGGTGGGACAGCAAGGCCAAGGCCCTGGAGAAATTGGCCTATCGACGCGAGATGCAGCCGACCTGGGAGCACCGGCTGATGGAGCGCATCACCACGATCACCGAGCGGCCGGCCGACGAAAACTGACGCGCCGTCGCCCAATGTCCGGCCACCCTGGAACTCGACCCGAAGGGGGAACAACATGACCCAGCAGACCGATTCCGACCACTACGAGGAATGCCCCGTCAACACCGGCGACGGCCCCGCGTGGGCCCCACGGACGTGCCGGTGCGACGCGATCAGCGCCGAGGACGATGCCTACTACGCCGAGCCCCGCAACATGGCTGACCTCGAAGACGGGTCCGCGACCACCCCGCAGTGGTGAGCCGTTGAGCCGCTGATCGACGCAGCACAGACGCCCGTCGCCCACACCAGGACGACGGGCGCCGCAGCACACCGCCTGTACTGAGTACAGAACCAAGTACTGTACTCAGTACAGGCGGGCATCCCGGCCCACCCCACACAAGGCAGGCCGCATGCCCACACAACCCGAACTCCCCATCAACCTCGCACTCCTCACCCTCCCCAACGACGACCTCATCCCCCTGCTCCACCAGCGCATCGAACTCTCCAAGATGATCGCCGGAGACCTCGACATCATCCGCGCCGGCCTCGTACGCCGCATCGCCGCCCACATCGACGTACACGGCCTGATCATCAAGAACGCCGCCACAGGCATGCCTGTTGGCGACATCGCCGACCTGCTCGGCGTCACCGAGTCGTACGTCTACCGCGTCCTTCGAGACCACAATTCCGGGCAGTAGCCGCGCTCTTCATCGCACAGACGCACGCCCGCGGTATGACTGATGCCCTCGCTCGGGTGACGCCCACCCGAATCTCCGCCGCCGAGCACCCGGCCGCCGATTCGGTCGGCGCGGTCGAGCAGGCAGCACGAAGACCCCCACCCCGAGCGATCCGGGCGGGGGCCGACGTCGTACGGGCAGCTACGGCCGCCACTCCTCGCGGTAGCCGGGGTGATCGGCGTACACGGTGGCGAGCAGCCGGACCGGCCCTTCGAGGATCCCAGCTTCGCGCTGCGCCCGATCCCACACATCAAGGTCTTCGGCGCCGGGGCTGTCGCCTGCCGCCTTGATGCGTGCTGCCGCTTCGTCGCGCAGTCGGGCCGTGGTTGCGTAGTCCTCAACGATCTGCCGCTTGGCGTCGATCTCGCGCAGCACCCGCTCCGGATCGTGGCGGACGATGCGCTCGGCAATGCCCGTCCAGTTGCCGTTAGCGCACTCCTCCGCGCGGCCACCGTCGGACGCGACGATGACGCCGGTCTCGCCGATCTGCCGCCACGAACTCTTCACCCTGCGCGCCACCCGCTCATCCTCGTCGAGCCGGGCCCGAAGGAACACCAGCTCACCCATCGCCTTGCTCCTTCTTCGGTCGGGTCGTCCACCGAGTAGCGCCGCGCTCGATGTCCTGAACGGTGCCGAGGGACACGCCCAACTCCGCAGCGATCTTTCGGTATGACACACCCTGCGCGCGGAGATCAAGCACCACCTTGCGGCGGTACTCCTGGAATCGCTTGTTGCGCTCCGCCTGGTCTTTCAATAGACGGCCGATCACGCGTGCCCGCGCCAGGTGATCCGTCATCGCTTCGGCGCCGTCGAGGGCTTCGAACACACGCTGCGCCTCCTCTTCGATCGGCTCTTCGGCCATCCCGTTCCTCTTTTCCGGGTGAGCCGCTTGCCCAGATCGTATGGGTGCCCATACGGTGGTGGCAAGCAGTCCGCGACTGCCAATGGAACGGCCCCGGACGGAGCTGCGAACTCCGCCGGGGCCAGCCATCCACCTGCATCACCAGGAGGAATGACTATGCGCGAGATTACCCGCGCCGCCGCCACCCTGGCAGCCCACACCGCTGGCACCATCCACGAACGCTGCGAAAACTGCCGACAGCCCACCTGCCGCTGCGAGCCGAACACCAGCCTCACCGCGCTCGCCGCCGCCGTCGGAGTCCTGCGCCCCAGCAGCCTCACGCCGCTGCTCCGCCGCGTCGCCGGGGTGAACCGCTGATGGACACCGCGACGCTCGACATCGTGCTCGGCGCCACCGCCGACCGGCTCACCGCAATGAACCCGGACACCACCATCAGCGCCGGCGCCCTCCACTCCGAGGTGCAACTCAGCATCTGGGACTGGCACGGGATCTACAACGACGCCGCCGTCGGCCGACACATCACGGCCGTGCTCACCGCGCTCGCCGACATCCCGCTCACCGGCACACGCGGCACCTACGCGCTCCGCCTGCGCGAGCAGTACGGGGCGGTGACCCGCTGATGGGCAAGCCGAAGGGCGTCAGCGCCAAGGACGCCGCCGACGCGTACAAGAAGGGCCAGGCCGCCGCCCGAGCCGAAGCCGAGCGTCGCCGCGCTGCCGCCGAAGCCGACGCGGAAGCACGCGCCGCAGGCAGCAACGCCGCCGCCGCCAGCTGACCCACCTGACCGGCCGGGTCGCGCGTGCCACACCAACCGCGCGGCCCGGCCACACACTTCCGTGGAAGGCCCACCCCTGATGACCAGCCCCGAACTTCCGGGCGTCCGCTACCGCACCGAGACCCGCCAGCGCACGGTGCCCCACACCATCAACGGCGTGACACTCATGGTCGAAGAGGACTACGAGGTCCGCGTACCCATCCCGCCCCGGGACTGGGACCACATCGTCCTCACCGCCGTCACCGCTCTCGCCGGGCTCATGCTCGCCGTGGCCGTGATCTGGTCCACCGCCAGCATCGGCGACCTCCTCGACCGCGCCGTTCCACCCTTCGCGGCGTACGGCGCAGCGGTCGCCTTCGATCTCGCGTGGATCATGTGCATGGCCATCGAGTGGCTCGCCCGCTACGACACCCAGCGCGCCGCCCTCCCTCGAAAGGCCGGCCACGTGGCGTTGCTCATCGCAATGGCTGCGGTTGCCGCGCACGGCTGGCTCGAAGGCGCGGACGGCGCACTCATCGTGGGCATCGTCGGCGCCTCCGTGTCTGGCCTCGCCAAGGCCGTCTGGACCATCGTCCTGCGCCACCACGCCAAACCACTGTCCGTCCTCACACAGAAGTGGGTGGACCAGGCCCGCGCGGAGGCTGGCGGACGCCTCGCCATGGTCGCAGTCGACCGCGAACTTCAGCGCGCCGAAGGCTCCGCCGCCGCCGAAGCTCTGGCCCTGGGCAGGCCAGCCGGTCTACAGCGACAACTCGACGCTGCGAACGAGACGGTTTTCAACGTCGTCCGCACCAGCATCGAGCGGCAGACCACGCCGAAACCACGCCGCCCCCAGCCGCCCTCCGAGCCCGCCGGTACGCCCGGCGAACTTGTGGACGACATCGCCGCTCTCCTCGGCGGTGCCCACGCTCCGGTCGTCTACTTCATCCGTAACGGTTCCCGCGTCAAGATCGGCACCAGTCAGAACCTGAAGCGCCGCCTTGCGGCCCTCACCTTGCGCCCCGCTGATGTTCTGCGTGCCGTTCACGGCGACCAGCGTACCGAACGTGAACTCCACCAGAAGTACGCCGACCAGCGCGCGGGCAACACCGAGTGGTTCGACCTCACCGGCCAGCTCGCCAACGACCTCGGCATCGCCCTCGATTCGTCCGCCCCCGCATCATCCGCATCACGAGATGCGTCCGAAGATGCGGCTGATACGCCGGACGATGCGGCAGCCGCATCACCTGATACGCCCCAGGCCAACGCGCCGACGGTGTTCCCGGGCAGCGCCTCAAAGAAGGCTCTCGTCCTGGCCGCGTCATCCGCGCTTCAGCCCGGCGCATCTGCTGCGGATATCGCGCATCGCCTCGCGCAGCAGGGATGCGCAGTGGACACGGCGTACGTCCGAACCGTGCTCTCCCGCGAGGCAAAGAAGGGCGGCGTTGGCGAGGGCGGGGAGGGCTACAACTGATGGCCACCGAGCCTGGCGCCGACGAGCGCCGTATCGCGTACCTGCTGCGACAGGAGATCGACGGCCCGACCGCCGACCAGACGGAGGAACAGCGGCAGTTGATTCCGCCGCCGCCCGCGTACGCACCGGATGTGCCTGGCGACGACGCCGCGGACTGGGTGGACGAGATCCTCGCGCAGACCCGTACCCCGGCCAAGAAGGCACCACTGGCAGAGCAGGACGAGAGCGGAGATCAGGGCGGCGATCCGGCCGAAGGCGAGGATCCCAATACGGCTGCGCCGTCCGGCTGGATGCGGGTCCAGCACGGCTACTACCCGACAGTTCCAACCGTGCTCCCCATCCCACAGCAGCCGGCCGCCGCACTCAGCCCCAAGACCCGCGCCCTGCTCTACAACGCGGCCGCAGCCGGCACCGGCTGGGGCCTCGGCCTCCTCGACCTGTTCAGCCGCGCCATCACCGCGTGCGGAACCGACACCAGCATCGGCGGGGCCCTCGCCCTCGGGATCGGCTCGTGTCTCGTCATTGCGCACGTCTGGGACCGGCGCACCCGGCACTGGTGGATCGGCCTCGCCTGGGCCGCCCGTATCCCGCTCGCCACCGCCATCACCGCCCTCGCGCTCTACACGCCCGGCACACAGCTCTGACCAGGGGGAAACCACCCATGCAGCACCTCGACTTCATCGTCACCGCGGCGCCGGCCATCAGCATCGAGGGCGGCCGGATCCTCGGCTCCGTCGGCTCCGGCGGCATCGCCATCGCCTTGACCGGCGTACTGATCGCCGGAATCAAAGAGCCCAAAGGCGGCGCCGCGGCGCCCGGGGGAGCGCCGTCCAAGAAGGGCCGGATCCGCAAGAAACTGACCCCCGACCAAGCCCAGTGGACCGGTGTCGCTGCCGGGACGTTCTACATGGCCGCAGGATCCATCTGGACCGTCGGCGGCCAGGTGAGCGATGCGTTCGCCACCGTGTTCACCAGCGGCGGCTTCGGTACGGCCGGGCTCGGGTCCGTGTCTGCGCTGCTGGCGGCGGTCATGTACTTCCGCGAGATGACGCCGGGCAAGAGCGCGTTCACCGGAATCCTCTCGGCCGGTGTCTGGGCATCCGCCGGTGGGATCTGGGGCATCCCCCAGGCCCTCATCCTCACCGGCGCCGGGGCCATCGGGATCGTCTGATGACCGACAAAACGATCAACGAGCCGGGGGAGCAGCACACCGAGGACTCCCCCGGCCTCGCCACCCGGGCCGTGGACAGCCTACGGTCCGGGCTCACCGGCGAGGCCGCCACGGCGCTGCTCGCCGGATCCGGCGTCCTCATACGCAAGGGCTGGCAGGCCCTCCCCGACGACAACCCGCTGGCGCGCCTCGGATACGTCGGGCTCGGCGGCTACATCGCCGTCTACGCCGCGGCCCACGCCGGCCCCGCGACACCGTTCGTCGCGCCCACAGCAGTGCTCGGCTGGTGCATCGCCGCATGGACGGTCTCCCCCGAACCCGGCGAGGAGCCCGAAGCCGAAGACCACACGGATCACGCCGAGGAAGAAGCCGAAGAGGACGGGATCGAACTGTCCGAGCGGGACGTCTTCCTCCTGTGGCTCGAAGAGGTCACCCGCGGGCGCTCCGGAATCCACTTCACGGAGTTGCACGAGCGCCTCGCCAAGCACCCGGCTTGGGCGGGCATGAAGCGGACTGATGTCGGCCCGCTGTTGAGGGGCTACGGCATCCCCACTGAACGGTCCCTGCGAGTGGGACCGGTTGCGGGACGTACGGGGGTGGCCAGGGCCGCTGTTGAGGGACTCCTCTCGGGCGCTGGCTTGTCCCCCTCCCCTGGCGTGGAGAGTTCCGACTCATCGCTGTTGGAGACCTGGTGTGACCTGCGGGAATCTCCTGGCTCTCCGAGTGGAGAGGAGCTTGGAGAGGACAGCTCCTCAGCTTCTGACGATCAGCTTGAGAGGTGTCTGTGAGCCCCTACCGGTACCGGTGCGGACAGTGCCGCGCCAGCTCCCCGCCGACCGTCACGCGGTCCGAAGCCGAGGCGCACCGGGACTACCACCGGGCGTCCGTTCACGGCGATCTCGTGCCTGACGGTGACGCCATCGAGCACGTACGCGGCGACGCGGCGCGTGATCCGGATGCGCGGTATCTGTCGACCCGCGCGGTCCTCCTGGGGATTGCCGCGCTCGCGCTCGCGAGCTTCATCTCCCGCGTCTTCGGACGCTGAACAACCCCCGGGGCGGCCGACAGCTGCCAGGCATCCCGGCCGCCCCGGTCCCCATCCCGTACACGAGACAGGACCCCGCATCATGCCACTCCGGCGCACCATGCCCATGGCCCCCGGCACCCGGCCGGACCCGAAGCAGGAGACGACCTACCAGGCCAGCCGCGGCGGGTGGGTCAAACCCCCGAAAACCCCCACGCCGCCCACTCCCAAGAAGGGACGCTAGGCACATGACGCCCCGACGCTTTCCACTCTCCGAGGTACTCACCGTCACCACACGCTGGACCCTCATCACCCCATGCTCCATGCTCATGGCGACGGAGCGAGTCTGCGCCGTACTGGGGCACTTGACGGGCCAGAGCATTTACCTCCACCAGGCCCCGGACATCGCCGACGCGTGCATGGCCGCCCTGTTCGCCCAGCACCCGTGGCTGGCCAATCTGACCCTGCCCGACGACCGGTCCGACGATGTCGTCATGGCGTGGCTGGCCGCCGCGGAGCGCACGTACGGCACCGAAATCGAGCTGACTCCCATCTCCGACTGGCAGACCCGCGACCCGATCGAGGACGCGGCCGACATGGTCGGCGCCGACAAGGTTTGGGTCGTACGGCCCGACAAGCCGTAAGCCAAGGAGGGACGATATGACACACGCAGAGAACTACGGCGGCGATGACTACGTCGGCCGCCCCTGGCTGTACGCCGACACCGCAGACGACGCGCTGCGCAGGCTGTGCCGCGTGATTGATCTGCCCGCCGAGGGCTGGGAACGCCCCGAGCACGCCTACAGGGTGATCGGTCACCTGATCTCCGCCGTGCAGCGAGTACCCGAGGTGCTCACGTGTACGGACTACCTGATCGCCCAGGAGTCGGAGGGGGCGATCACCGTTCCCGGGGCCGACGACCCGAAGGCCGAATTGCTCGCCCTGTACGACGAGATCCGTACAGCGCAGGCCGCCGCCCGCGAGGCCACTGCCGCGCTCGGCCGGGTGCACGCCCGCCTCGGCCGCCTCAAGTACGGCGTCTCTGAGAATCCTCTGGCGCCGGCCGAGGGATGAGGGACATGCTGAGGAACATGACGACTCGCCCGTACCCGAGCCGCGACCGCGCCCTGCGGCAGCGCACGCGGCACCAGACCCTCACGCCTGAGCAGCTTCGGATGGCACAGGGCGCCAGGGCAGCTCTCGCCCTTGCGGGTGCCGCCACGCGTCGGCTGATGAATGCGGTGCGCCCGGTGCGGGTCAGTCTCGGGGGGTGCGAAGCTGCGTCGTCTGGCGGGGTCCCAGCGGCCCGGTACCAAGCCGGCACGCACGTCTGACGGCTGTCAGTTCCGCGCAGGCCGCCGCTCGGGAGGCTGCGCGGCGTTCGGTCGGGTGCACGCCCGCCTGGAGGGTCTGAAGAGCCATGATGGGTGACATGGACGACTTGGTGGCCTTTTTGCGGGCCCGGCTCGACGAGGACGAGCAGGTGGCCCTGGAATCCATTGGGCAGACGGGCGTGATGCTGGCTGGGGCGGATGCCGCTTCGGTCAGTGTCTGGCGCGTCGTCGAGCGCCAGGCGACGGGAACGTTCGTGACGGCGCGCGATCAATGGGATCGAGTGACGGAGGTGGTCCCGACCTACGGCGGGATGTATGCCGAGCACATCGCCCGTCACGACCCAGCTCGGGTGCTGCGCGAGATCGACGCCAAGCGGCAGATCGTGAAGGCGCACGGGGTTGCCGTGCTGCGGGCTGGGGGCGGCGCGCAGCACTTCGTCACGGCCACCGTGTGCCGCTCCTGCGAACCGAATCACCAGTTCCCCGAGCAGTCGTGGCCCTGTCCCACGCTGCGCCTGCTCGCACTGCCCTACGCCGACCACCCAGATCACCTGGAAGACTGGCAGCCGTAGCCTGGCGTCATCCCATCCGCGCATCTGGCTGCTGCGCCGCTGGACCGAGCCCCTCGCCGTCACCCCCGTCGGCGAGGGGCTCACCCAATACCCGCTCTTACGGCCACAGCCCCTCGTGGAACCGCGGCCCTTGAGCGCCAATCACCAGACGTAACTGCCAGTCCTCGTGTACTGGGGCGTTCCAGACGCACCGTTCTGCACCCAGACCTTCAGGGAGATCACAGCCCCGGATCCCGGGGTGGGGTAGAGGGATTGCGGACTGCTACAGGTGCCGTATCCCGCCGCAGTCTGGAGCCTGAGGACCTGGCCCGCGTACCGAACCTCCGCCATCGACCGCATGCCATCCGGGGCATCGTCGCAGACGTCCCACGAGCTACCTGACCATCGGTCCAGGTACAGGGTTGCCGACCCGTTGGTCGTGCTGAGGCAGACGTCGTAGCCACACGCTGCCTTCGTCTCGGCCGCCCCGGCCGGGGATGACACCCCACCCAACGCCAAGGCCGCACCCGCAAGGGCAACGGCCGTCGTTTTCATACCCATTCCCATGATCAAAACCTTTCGTCGGTCTGGTCACGACGACTGTGCACAACCGACCTGAAGGAAACCTTGGGGAAACCTTGAATCCTATGGGCACGTAGGTGAGACCGCGCGCGAATGGTACTGCCGCATCACCGCACTGGCTCCGACCGCGCCACGCGGCCGGGGCCGTGCCATGTCACGAACCCGTCACCCACCAGACACGACACACGCACATCCGCCACGATGTCCCCTCATCCACACAGTCCTTGGGGGGACCATGCACACCCGCACCAGACTCCGCACCGCCCTCGCGGCCACCGCAGCCACCGCGCTCCTCCCCATCACCGCGGCATGCAGCAGCGGCACACAGGGAACCGCTGAACGGAACGTGGCACCACAGCAGTCGACGACAGAAGAAGCGCCGGCCGAGGAGCCCGTCGAGGAGAAGGCGCCGGACACCGAACTGAAGGTCGGTGACGGCTTCCGCTACAAAGACGGTGTCCTGCTCACCGTCACCGGGATCGACAAGCTGACTGCCGCCGATTTCGGGGAGTACGACCTCAAGCCCAGCGCAGACAAGACTGGGTTCCGCGTCTCGCTGGACGTGACAAACAACGCGAAGACTCCGCTGGATCTCGACACGTGGGGGGTCAGCGCGCAGGGCGCGACCACGGGCGGCGAGACCGAGTTTGTGTCTGCGGAGAAGGGGTCAAAGCAGATGACGGGCCGTCTCGCGCCTGGCAAGAAGGGCTCGTTCACCTTCGACTATGCGCTCGCCAAAAAGGACGGGACTGCCGTCGTTTTCACCCTGACCCGCGTGGACGACAGCGTCGACCTCCTTGCCGAGGATCCGCACTGGACCGGCACCATCAAGTAGCCGCCCGCGCACCAGCTGCGCCGCACATGAGCTGAACACATCGAGAGGGGCCCGCGCCATGGCGGGCCCCTCTCACGTGCCCGGTAATCCACTCCGGGTCCGCCACTACAGATGTAGTGAATTAGAACGTGTTCCAGTTATGCTCGGCTCAGGACTGGCCGAAAGGGGCACCCCGTGGCAACACCGATGACGCCGGACCAGTGGCTGAAGGCGCTGCGCGCCGAAGGAGTCATGGACATCGTCGAAATGAGCGGGTGGCGCACTCACAACCGCAACCACAAGGGCCCGTTCTCCGACGTCCACGCGACGATGGTCCACCACACCGCAGGCGAAGGCTCCGGCCTCCCTGGGCTCGTCTACAACGGAACCGGCGACCTTCCCGGTCCTCTCTGCCACGACTTCCTCGCCCGCTCCGGCCGCCTGTACCTCGTCGGCAGCGGGCGCGCGAACCACGCCGGAACGGTCGCGAGGAACGCCTACAACGCCGTCCTCAACGAATCGTCCAGCCACCCGGCCCCGGACGCCGCCGAGCCGATCGACGGCAACTCCGTGTCGTACGGGCTGGAGGTGGAGAACAACGGTGCTGTCGGCCGAACCTGGCCCGCGAAGCAGTACGACATCGCCGTACGGGTGCAGGCCGCGCGTTGCCGCTTCCATGGCTGGACCGCGGACTCCGTGTGGGCGCACAAGGAAGCCACCCGGCGGAAGCCCGTCGACCCTCGCATCGACATGAACCAGTTTCGGCGCGACGTGGCCGAGCGGCTCAAGCACTCGGCCAGTTGGAACCCCGGCAGCACCACCCCGGCGCCGAAGCCGCCCACCCCGCCGAAGGAGACGCCTGTGGCCACGACCGACGACCGCGTGAAGTCCATGCACGCCAACCTCATGGGCATCGGCTCCCTCACCGAGACCGACGGCAAAGGTCAGCGGGTCCAGCACGCCGCGGGCTACTACCTCGCGCACATCGAGCGCGACACCACGGCCCTTCAGGTCCAGGTGGCCGCGCTCACCAAGCAAGTCACCGAGCTGACTGCGCTCGTGAAGTCCCTCCAGTCCTGAAGGAGCACCACCATGGCCACGGCCCCCGTGGAGAAGAAGGTCACCGCCGCGTCCGCTGCGGCGTTCCTCGGTTCGACCGGGCTCCTCGGAGTCCTCGCCGCCGTCCAGGATGATGCGCGGCTCGTCGGCTTCCTGCCGGACGGGCTGTCCCCGTTCGTGCTCGCACTCGTCCCGGCCGCAGCCACCTTCGTGGCGGGGTGGAAGGCCAAGCACACCCCGCGCACGGGCATCCTGCGGTGACCGCGCCCACCCCCGACCCGACCGCGCCCACGGTCTACGAACTGATCCGTACCCAGGGGCTCCAGCTCACGAGCCTGGCGAATCTGGTCGCATCGCTGGAAGCGAAAATCGTCACCCAGGAACAGCGTGCGACCGACAACCAGCTCGTCGGTCAGCGCATTGAGCGCGTCGAGATGGACATCAAGGCCGAGCGGGATCGCGGGCTGACGAACCGCAGGATCGCCTGGACATCGCTCGGCGCGCCGCTGGCGGTCGCCTTCCTCCTGTGGGCCGCCGGAGTGTTCTCCCTCGGCAGCGGCGGCGGGGCGTAGGGGGCGGTCGTGAGCGAACTGGACCCGTGGGTACGCCAGCCGACCGAGTCTGATCCGGCGTACGAGGCGTTCACCGTGTACCGGGACATGGGCTCCTCCCGCTCGCTGGCCGCGTCCGCCGAGACGATCGGCAAATCCGTGGTGCTCCTCAAGCAGTGGTCAGCTCGGCACGGCTGGGTGGAGCGCTGCCGGTCCTACGACCAGCACCTCATCGGCGTGCGCACCGAGTCCTACGCGGTGATGGTCCGCAAGACCACACAGCAGCAGTCCGCATTGACGGACAAGCTGTTCGACCGCCTCAACCAGTCCCTGGACACGCTGCCGCCGGGCGAGGACCCCAGCATCCGATGGACGCAGGCGTTCTCCGCCGCGTGCAAGGCCCGCACCACGCTCCTCGACTACAACAAGCCGGACACCCCGAAGAACACGGAGCTCGCCGACAAGATCGCCTCCATCCTCGACAAACTGGGAGTGGAGGAGTGACGACCCGCGCAGAGATCGCGACATGGCCGGCGGCGGCGCAGCAGGAACTCCTCACCCGCCTCGAAGCCGCCCTCCAGGACAAAGAGCGCGGCAAAGTCCCCTGGCTCTGCGACCGCGAGACCTGCGACGGTCTGCCCCACACCGGCCGCCAAGGCGCCCACGCCCGCACCTCCCAGCGGCCCCCTGACAGCAGCTCGTGGGACACCTGGCTCCTTCTTGCCGGCCGTGGTTTCGGGAAGACGAGGACCGGCGCCGAGTGGGTGTGGCGTATGGCCAAGCAGTACGAGCGCGGCGCTCTCATCGGCCCGACTGCGGCGGACACCCGCGACATCTTGGTGGAGGGCGAGTCGGGGATTCTCGCCTGCGCCCCGGCCCGGTTCCGGCCGCTGTACGAGCCGTCGAAGCGCCGCTTGACCTACCCCAACGGCGCGATCCAGACCCTCTATTCGGCAGACGAGCCGGACCGGCTCCGCGGCCCGCAGCACCACTACGGCTGGTTCGACGAACTGGCGGCATGGCGGCGCCTCCGCTCCACCTGGGACATGGCGCAGATGGGTATGCGCCTCGGCGACCATCCCAGGATCTGCATCACCACCACCCCCCGGCCGCTCCCGGTCATCAAGGAGCTGCTGAAGGACCTTGCAACGGTTGTTGTCCGGGGCAGCACCTACGACAACCTGCACAACCTCGCACCAACCTTCCAGCGTGCCGTCGTTTCCAAATACGAGGGCACGACCCTCGGCCGCCAGGAGCTGGACGCCGAGGTCCTCGACGACATGCCCGGCGCGCTCGTGGCCCGCAGCATCATCGAAGCCGGACGCGTCGACGAGGCGCGCGCCCTCGAACTCATCGTCGTCGGCATGGATCCTGCTGGTACCGGCGTCGGCGACGAGACCGGCCTCATCGCAGCCGGCCGCGGAACAGACGGCGTGGACTACGTACTGCGGGACGCCTCGAAGAAGATGAGCCCCCGCGAGGCCGCCCGCCGTGCATGGGCGCTGGTTGATGAGGTATCCGCGGACGCGCTCGTGTACGAGGACAACCTCGGTAAGCAGTGGGTGGAGCAGGTCCTGAAGGATGCCTGGAAGGAACTCCACGGCAAGACTCCTCACCCGCCGCTGCGCCGCGTCACGGCCATGGTCGGCAAGAAGCTCCGGGCGCAGCCGGTCGCGATGCGGTACGAGCAGCAGCGCGTGCGGCACGTCGGTGTCCACGGCGCGCTGGAAGACCAGCTGGCGACGTGGATTCCCGAGGAGGACTCGGCGTCCCCGGACCGGATCGACGCGATGGTCCACGCCGTCACGCACCTCATGAAGCGTGACCGTGCCCGGATGGTTCTCGCTTCACCCCACGCCGCGCCGCAGGGCAGGGCCGCATAGAGATGGCGACGACTATGGACATCCTGACGCTCGTGCTCGCCGCACTGGCCACCGCCCGGCTCACTCGCCTGATTACCGCCGACCGGATCACCGAAGCCCCCCGGAACTGGATCATTCGGCGCCTGCCGCGCGAGTCGCTTCTCTCGTACCTGCTCGTGTGCGCCTGGTGCTCGTCCGTATACGTGGGCGTCGGTATGGCCGCGGCTTGGTGGGCGTGGGGCGACGAGCGCTGGTTCGCCGCCGGGTGCGCCGCGCTGGCGTTCAGCTACGTCACCGGCTGGCTCAGCAGCCGAGAGGGTGGTGAGTGATGCCCCTGCTCAAGCGCCGCAAGGGCGCGGAGGAGCGCGGCACGCGGCCGCGGGTGGTTCTCGCCGCCGCGGTTCCTGTTACGGGCCCGGATGCCCGCGAGGCGTGGACCGCCCGTCAGGGAGATACCGCCTGGCAGCGGGACGCCTGGTACCACTACGACGCGTGCGGCGAACTCCGGTCCGCCGTCACCTGGATCGCCAACGCCGTGTCTCGCGCCGAGCTGTATGCGGCCGAAGTCGACCCTGCGACCGGCATGCCGACCGGGCCGACCGACAACGCGCAGGCTCAGGCCGCCGTCACCCGCGCGCTCGGCGGCGCGGCCATGCGCGCACAACTCCAGTACACGATGGCCGTCAACTGGCAGATCCCCGGTGAGGTGTTCGTCCTCGTTCGGCCCGGAACGGCCACGCGGCGCGGTGAGGCTGCGCCGGACGAGTGGGTGGCTCTGTCGGGCACGGAGGTGGATTACAGCGGCGCCCGCTGGTCGTACAAGGACCCGATGACGGGTGTCAAGAAGGACCTCGCCCCGGACGACCTGCTGATGCGCGTGTGGTCCCCGCACCCGCGGATCCAGTACCACGCCGACAGCGCGGTTCGGCCAGCGCTACCCACGTTGAGGGAGATCGAGAAGGCGTCACAGAACATCGCCGCGCGGCTCGACAGCAGGCTCGCGGGCAACGGGCTGCTGCTCATGCCCGAGGAGGTCGACTTCCCGGAGCAGGCATCCGGTGCCACGGGTGCCGAGGGGTTTATGGAGTATCTGGCCGGCGTCATGGCCAGGTCTATGCAGTCCCCGGGGACGGCCGCGGCGCAGGTACCGATCACGGCCACACTGCCCGGTGAGCTGGTGGAGAAGATCAAGCATTTGGATCTCTCTACCGACTTTGACGCGTCGGTGGTCGCGCTGCGCGTTGACGGCATCCGGCGGCTTGCTGAGTCGCTCGATATGCCAAACGAGGTAGCTGTTGGCTCGACCGGGGACGCGAATCACTGGGGCGCGTGGCAGGTGGAGGAGTCCACCTACAAGATCTACATCGAGCCTCTTCTTGACCGCCTCGGAGACGCGCTGACCACGCACTGGTACCGGCCGACCCTCAAACGGATGGGCGTCACCGACCCGGACCGATACCGGCTCGCCTGGAACACGTCCGAGATCGTCCAGCGCCCGAACCGCACGGAAGACCTCAAGTGGCTTTGGGACAACGAACTGATCAGCGATGACGCCATGCGCGCCGAAGTCGGCGTCGGTGACGACGACATTCCCGACGAGGAACAGGTCCAGTTGCGCCGCCTCGCCAGGGCCATCGTCGCGGCTCCGTCCCTGGCCGATGACCCGCGGGTCGCGCAGCGTCTGTTCGGGTTCGAGATCGCTCGCACACCCGCAGTGCCTCAGATTGAGGGCGGGCAGCCTCCGCAGGTAGACGCCCCGCCCGCGCGGGATGAGCGTGCACTGCCCGCGACGCAGAACGACCAGCCGCCCCAGCTCACCGCGTCTGCCGTGCCGCCCGAGCACCTGATCGCAGCGACAGAGCTCCTCGTGTTCGACGCTCTCTCACGCGCGGGTGGACGCCTCCTCAAGGCTCCGCTGCGCGGACAGTTCGGGTCGGTGGCCAAGCACGAGCTGTACCTGAAGATCCCGTACGACCCGCACGGCGAGGGCGTGGTGGACCGGCTCCTCGAAGGGTCGTTCCAGTTCACCGGGCACGTCGCGGAGGCATTCGGCCGGGACCGAGAGCAGCTTTCCACCCAGGTAGAGGAGTACGTCACCGTGCTCCTCACGACCCGTACGGCGCACGACCGGGCGATGCTGCGACGGTTCCTGTGACGAGCCCGCCGCAGGATGAGCATCTGCCCGCGCGGCTACGCGCGCAGGCCATCATCCGCGACGGTGAACAGCGCATCGGCCGCGCCTGGTTCCGGTCCCTTTCTCGCTTCCTGGACCGCGTACGGCCCGCCGTCGCACCGCCGGACGGCCCGCTCGATCCCAACCGGGTCAGCGACAGCGCGCAGTTCTGGACTGACGAGGTCAACGTCCAGGTCGTGCCGGAGATCTCCAATGTCCTGCGCCGTACGTGGCGCCGCGTCACCAGTGCTGGAGAGCCCGTCACCGATCCGTACGTGGCGGACTACCTGAACGACGCGGGCAACCGGCTCGTGCGGGTGCCGGACGAGGTGTACGCCCGGATCGTGGTGGAGATCGAGCACGGGATCCGTGAGGGCCGGCCGATCCCGGATGTGGCGGCGGATGTGCGCACGATCCTCACGGTGTCGGGGTCGGAGCTGTGGCCGAACCGCGCGCGGGTGGTGGCCAGGACCGAGGTGATGGGCGCGGTCAACGCCGGGGTTTTCCGCAGCGCACAGCTGGACGCGGCGGCGCGTGGGGACATGGCACCGATGAAAGTGTGGCTCGCGACGGAGGACCAGCGGACACGGCCAACGCACCGCGCGGCGGACGGACAGCGCACCCTGCTGGGCTCGCCGTTCGAAGTGGGCGGGGCCCGGCTCCTGTTCCCGGGGGATCCGCGTGGCCCGGCGCAAGAGGTAATTCAGTGCCGGTGCACGCTGCTACCGGTGGTCCTTGGCGAAACGCTCGACTGGACCGACCGACAGAACCCGAGAGGCTGACCATGGCCCTGACCGCTGCGGCGAACATGAGCGGCGCCATCGTGGCGTTCCTGCCCGCCGACCCCGACACCCTCACCGTGCCCGACGGCGACCCGGCCGAGCAGCTGCACATCACCCTGCTGTACCTCACCGACGACAACGCTGAGCTGGACGAGGAGCAGCGCCAGTTCATTGCGCAGGCCCTCGCCGATGTCGCGCCGGACGGGCCGATCGAGGCGACCGTGACCGGAGTGCAGGGCCTCGGTGAGGACGATCCACAGGCGATCGTGCTAATGCTCGACTCGCCCGAGCTCCAAACCATGCGGGAGACCGTCAAGGCCGCGCTGGCCGACGGCATCCCCGTGCCGGAGGACCGCTTCCCCGAGTACCTGCCGCACCTGACCATCGGATACGGCATCGACCCCGACGCGCTTGCGGACCAGGTCGGTACGACGGTCGTCCTGGACCGGCTGGCAGCCATGTACGGGCCCGACCATGAAGAGATCCCCCTGACTGCCGCAGCGTCGCCGGTGGTCGCGTGCGCTGAGAGGAGCATGATGCCCAGACGCTGGAACGCCGTACTCGCCCGCATCGGGGTGCCCACCGGAGACGGCCGCATTCTCGCGCCCGGCGCCATCACATCCCGCGACCTTCCCCTGCCTTTGTCCTGGCAGCGCCAGAGCGCCGACGGCCACTGGGGCTCGGTCGTGGTGGGCCGTATCGAGTCGATCTCGGTCACCGACGACATGGTCACCGCGTCCGGGTCGCTGCTGTCCGAGGACGGCTGGCAGGTGATCGAGCACATCGAGGCTGGAGTCATTGGCCCGAGCGTGGACCTGGACGATCTGGAGTACGTGATCGACGACCAGGACCGGGCCGTCATCACCCGGGGCCGGATCGCTGGAGCAACGCTGGTGGCGATCCCCGCGTTCGCGGACGTGTCAATCAACCTCATGCCGCTGCCCGCTCCGCCCCCTGCAGACGAGCCGGTGTGGGACGAGTACGACGAGCTGGTGCGCACAGCCTATGAACCCGCGTACGCAGCAAAGTTGGCGATGTTCGCGGCTGCTCGCACGGAGCGGCCGGCATTCACGGATTCGCTTCTCCCGTCGCTGGAGTGGTTCACAAACCCGGGGCTGACGTCGCTGACCCCGCTCTCTGTGACACCCGATGGGCGCGTGTATGGGCACGTGGCGGGCTGGGACTCGTGCCATGTCGGACTCCCCGGCTGCGTCACCCCGCCCACCAGCCAAACCGGTTACAGCTACTTCATGGTCGGGGAACAGTGCACCGCTGAAGGCACAACGGTGCCCGTGGGGACACTCACTGTGGGCGGCGGCCACGCGGACCCGCAGCTCGGGTTCCGAGCGGCGGCCGAGCACTACGACGACATTGGCACCGCCGTCGCGCGGGTGTTCGCGGGCGAGGACGAGCACGGCATCTGGGTGTCCGGCTGGGTCCTCCCCGACGCGGACCCGGTGCGGGTGGAGCAGTTCAAGGCGTCCCCGGTCAGCGGGGATTGGCGGCGGATCGGCGGATCGTTGGAGCTGATTGCCGTGTGCAGCGTGAACACGCCGGGATTCCCGGTGCCGCGCACGCTGGTCAAGTTCGCTGCCGGGGCGCAGCGGGCGCTGATCGGCACGTTCGGCCCCATGCGCGGCCGCGTAGTCGAGGGCGCCGAACCGGCGCCCGCCGCCACCATGCCCGAGGCCGAGCCCGGCCCGGACAGTACCGAGGCCCGCGCCAAGTGGGCGCGCGCCGTCTGGAATGAGAGGAACTGATCATGGCCTGTGGCACCTGCGGCCGAGCCGCATCCAACGTCGACTACGAAGTCAAGACCAACGACGGCAAGACCAAGACCGTCTCCAGCATCGCCGAGGCCCGAATCCTCATCGCACAGAGCGGCGGTACGTACAAGGCAGTCCCCAAGAAGTAAACGGGGCCTATTCCCCACTTGGCGCGAAATCGCGCTACCCTGTGCACAGCCTTACGGGTGCTGAGCTGTGAGCCGGCCCGGAGACGTGACGAACCACCTCACCGATCCGCGCCGACTCCAGCAGGAGCAGCATCATGGCCACCGAGCCCACCACCCCCGAAACCCCGGCCCCGTTCGACGCGACCGCGCTCAACGACGAGGCCCTGTACGCCGAGTACGCCCGCGTGAAGGCCCGCGGCGCCGAACTCTCTGCGCAGCAGGACCTGTCCGCCGAGGAGATCACCGAGTTCACCATCCTCGGTGACCGCGTCGACGTCGTGCGCGCCGAGATCGAGACCCGCGAGGCCGCCGCCGCCGAACTGGCCGTCCGCCGGTCCGCGTTCGCCGCGCTCCCCGACCTCACCCCGCCGGTCGCCCCGGAACCCCCGGCCGCGGTCGAGACGCCCGCCGCGCCCCAGCCCGTTGCCCCCGCAGTCGTGCCGTCGGTCGCCGAGCTGGGAGCACAGCCCCCGGAGCCCCCGGTCGTCCTCGGCCGCGAGCGCGCGCGGGAGTTCTCCATCGTCCTCACCTCCGACGGCGCCGCCTCCGTGGGCAAGCGGTACGGCGAGGAGGTCACCGTCGCCGACGTGTCCGCAGCCGTCGCGAAGTCCTTCTCCTCGTACGGGCGGGCCGGAGGCGGCCAGTCCTCGAAGCGGACCCTCGCGCAGTTCTCCCGCAGCCGCGGCGACGAGTTCCAGCTCGGCCGGGGCGAGGAGGACGACTACACGGCGATCGAGCGGGCCCGGAAGGAGTCGCGTCTTGACGGCGGTTCGCTCCTCAAGGCGTGGGCCGGGCAGGTCACCGAGGACGCCAACAGCCTCACCGCGGCGGCCGGATGGTGTGCCCCGTCGGAGAACCTGTACGACACCTGCGGCCTGTGGTCGATGGACGGGATGCTCGACCTGCCGACCCTCACCGCGAGCAGAGGCGGTTTCAACTACGCGAGCAACCAGCCGACGTACGCCGACCTCCAGGCGTCCACGAGCTTCACCGTCCTCACCGAGGCGCAGGTGATCGCGGACACCGCGAAGAACTGTGCCGAGATCCCCTGCCCGACGTTCACGGACGCCCGCCTTGATGTCGCAGTGTCCTGTATCACCGCGTCGTTCATGCAGATGGCCGGGTACCCGGAGTGGGTCAACAACTACGTCGACGGCCTGCTCACCAACCACGCCCACAAGCTCAACGGCAACATCATCGCGAGGATCGCCACCAAGGCCGGCGCGGCCACGGTGATCCCCGCGCAGGGCGCGACCCCCGCGCCGGGCTCCGGTCCGGACTCGTCGGCGACGGCGTCCCTGCTGGCGGCGCTGGAGCTCGCAGCGACGGACATGCGGTACCGGGAGCGGATGCCGTTCAGCCAGACCTTCGAGGTGATCCTCCCGCAGTGGTCGCTCGCGCAGATCCGCGCCGACCTGTCGCGCCGGAATGCCTACCCGAACGACCCATTCGCGATCACCAACCAGATGATCGTGTCCTGGTTCGCGACCCGCAACATCAGGCCCCAGTTCGTGTACGACTTCCAGGACGCCTACGCCACCACCCCGCCCACCGGACTCCCCGGCGGCACAGCGGCGCTCACCGCCCTCCCGGTCACCGTGAACTTCCTGATCTACCCGGCCGGGGCCGTCGTCCTCGCCCGCCAGGACGTCGTCACCCTCAGCTCCGTGTACGACGCGGCGAACCTCCAGCAGAACCTGTTCACCAGGCTCTTCAGCGAGGAGGGCTTCCAGCCCATCTACCCGTGCGGCTCCATCCGTCAGTACACCGCGCAGCTCTGCCCGTCCGGCGCCACCGGCGCCCAGGTCTGGTCGTCCTGCGCCGTCCCTGCCGCCGCGGCCTGACCTTCCCCTCTGACCGGCGGCCGGGCCCCGTCCCTGGCCCGGCCGCCACTCACCACAGAAGGGAGGGACCATGGCAGGAATCCTCACGAACCCGCAGCTCGTCGAAGCACCCTCACCGGGCAGGCTCCGCTACGGCGTGTTCACCGCAGCCCGGCTAACGGACGACCTCGACGCGAGGACCGTGGCATCTGGCTTCCAGTTCCCCGCAGAGGACTGCGGCGTCGCCCGCCTGTACGACGCGAACTGCGACACCAACCCTGAGAAGGTTTTCGACGAGGGCCTCGGGTACGTCGCGGGTGACCCGTACTGGGTGTACGCCACCCACAAGTGCGGCTCGGTTGGCCGTACTTCGCAGGAGGTCGAGCGGACCGTACGGCGCAAGTTGGCCGGAGCGGAGCAGGAGCAGGTAGAGGCCGCGGTCTGGGGCGGCACGTCGCCGCCCGTGGATCCGGCGCTCACCACCACGGCCGGTGTTGTCACGGTCACCCCGGACGCGCCCGGCGCCGGCGCCGCGATCGCCGCGCTGGAGCAGTCCTTCTACGACGCGTACGGCTACGTCGGCACCATCCACATCAACACCCGCGCCTACGCGGCACTCACCTATGCCGAGCTGATCAGCGACACCCCGTCGGCCGGTGTCCTCACCACGCCGCTCGGTTCCGCCTGGTCCATCGGCTCGGGCTACGGCATCACCGGCCCGGCCGGCGCCGCCCCGACCGCCGGGTCGGTGTGGGCGTTCATGACGCCGCCGGTGTGGATCCGCCGCATGGCCCGGCCGATCGTCCCGGACGTCGTCCAGACGATGGACCGCATCCACAACCAGTACATGGCGCTTGCGGAGCGGGTGTACGCGCACACGTGGGCCTGCCCAATCGTCCACGCCGTGCAGGTGCCCGTCGCCGCCCCGGCGACCGTCGATATCACCCCGGCATGACCCCCATGGAGACGCTGATGAGCGAGTACAGCCGGGTGGTCCCGCCGCCCGGAGAGATCAAGGAGACCGCGAAGCTCCTGCTGGAAATCGCGGATGACCCGCAGGACGTACGCACGGTCGCGGGCGGCGGCGAGTTCGTTGTCCCGGCTGAGCTGGCGGACGCCTACCACCGAAAGGTCAGCGCCCCCAAGGGCCGCGCGACCACGAGTAAGAAGGGCGATGCCTGATGCCCACAGTCTGTGGTTCCTACGCGCGCGGCAAGGCGATGAGGCTGACGCGTCTGGACGAGTGCGGCACTCCGGTGCCCGGACCGACCGGAACGCTGGTGACCAAAGGGTTCGTCAGCGTCGGCATGACACCGAACTACCAGGACCCGGAGGAGATCACCCAACCCGACGCGAACGGCGACTTGTGCATCGATGACCAGGGGCGCCCGGCGCTCCGATGGGTCGACCTGTCGATGGTGTTCTGCAACATCGACCCGGAGGCGGTCAACATCATCACTGGCAATCCGCTGGTGGTGAACGACGCGACGCCTACCCCCTCGTCCGTGGGCTGGCGCCTCGACTCCGACCTGACCGGCACCGCGAACTTTGCGCTGGAGGTCTGGTCCGGCAAAACGGGCCAGTCCTGCGGCGCTGGCGGCCTCGAATACGGCTACTGGTTGTGGCCCTTCGTTGTGCAGGCCCGCATCGGGGAGGCCACCATCGCGAACGCCGCGCTGACCCTCACCCTGACCGCGCGCACCAGCACCGGCTCCGGCTGGGGCGTCGGCCCGTACGACGTCGTCAAGAGCGCCGTGACCCCGTTCGCCGAAAGCCCCCTCGAAACGGCCATCGGCCCGGCGGTGCACCAGCACTTCGAGGTCACCACCGTCACCCCGCCCACCCCCGCCTGCGGCGCCGTAGCACTGGCGTCCTGACCCGCTCCGGGGCCGCCGTTCTACCCCCGGCGGCGGCCCTGGGCCCAGCGCGAGGAGCGCCATGACCGCATGCGACTGGACGTTGGACACGTCGTGCTGCCCCGCCTGGGACGGCTACGACCCGGCGGTCCGGGCTGCCGCCACGGCGTGGGCCATGGGCATCCTCGACTCGCTCACCGGCCATCAGTTCAGCCAGTGCCCCGTCACCGTCCGCCCCTGCGGCCCCAAATGCGCCGACTGGGGCGGCTACATGACATTCCCCGTCACCCGCGACGGCTACAACCGCGGCGCTGGCATGCCGTGGGTGCTGCCCTACATCGACGGCGCCGGCGCATGGCGGAACTGCTCGTGCTCGGGGTCCTGTACCTGCCGCGCCCGCTGCGAGGTGCCGTTGCCCGGTCCGGTGGACGAGGTCACCGAGGTCCGTGTCGACGGGCTGATTCTTGATCCGACCGCCTACCGGGTCGACAGCGGGTATCTGCTGGTCCGTACGGATGGCGAGTGCTGGCCCCAGTGCCAGGACATAGGCCTGCCGGTCACCGCCGAAGGGGCGTTCGCGGTCACCTACCGGCGTGGCCTTCCTCTCCCTGCCGCCGGCCAGATCGCGGCCGGCGAGTTGGCGTGCGAGTTCGCGAAGGCGTGCGCGGGCGATGCCTCGTGCGCGCTGCCGCAGCAGCTCCAGTCCCTGTCCCGGCAGGGCATCAACGTGCAGGTGGTGGACCCACAGGCCGTGCTCTCCGAGGGAATGACGGGCATCGCGAACGTCGACCTGTGGATCCGCTCTGTCAACCCGTCCGGAAAGCGGCAGCGAAGCCGCGTCCACTCCCCGGACGTCCCGGCCACGAGGTGGATGGCATGAGCTTCCCCGGAGACCTCGCGCAGCAGCTCCTCACCTGCTTCCACGCCGAGCTGGACGCTGGCCCCGCGCCGATCCCCGCGGACAAGGTGTGCCTGCGCGCGGGCGAGACGATCCCCATCTCTGCGGGGACTGCGGAGAACGAGGCGTGTGGCCTGGCGTGGGTGCGGATCGTCGGGATCAGCCCGGCGCAGGTCCTGATCCCCGGGGGCGCCGACACGGAGCCGAACTGCTCTGCGTCGGCGTGGCAGATCGAGCTGGAGATGGCTGCGGTCCGCTGCCTGCCGTACGGAACGGTCGCCGCGGGGCCGACGTGCGATGAGTGGACGGCGGCGGCGCTGCTGATGGATGCGGACGCGGCGGCCATGCGGCGAGCTTTGTGCTGCTTCACGCCGGTCGTGACCGACAACTTCCCCGTCGCTGCTGCCGCGCCGGGAGCGTGGGTGCCACACGGCCCGGAGGGCGGCGCGCTGTGGTCCACACAGTCCGTCGTCGTGACCCTCGACTGCTCGGAGTGCTGAGACATGACACGGAAGAAACCGACGCGCGTACGGATCGAGGTCCTCACGTCCTTCAACGGCATGGTCGCCGGGGACACCGGGACGGTCGAGCTGGACGGCCGGGTGCAGGGCTGGATCAACGCAGGGCTCGTGAAGGAGGTGGGCAGCGATGGCACGGATCCGGCTGGATCGGGCGGCGCTGAACAGGACGATCCGCGGGGCCAACCGGCGGGAGCTGGAGGCGGCGGGCAGGCAGCTGCTGAACAGGGCACGGATCCTGGCTCCCGTTGATACCGGCCGCCTCCGGGCTTCGCTGCGGCAGGAGTTCCGCCGTACGTACACGCTCCGTCCGATGGTGACGGTCGGCTCCGACGTGGAGTACGCGCCGATGGTCAATGACGGCACGGCGCCGCACATCATCCGGCCGCGCCGCGCGCAGGCCCTCCGCTTCGTGATCGGCGGCCGGGTCGTCTTCGCGAAGGTCGTCCACCACCCCGGCACCCGCGCCAAGCCCTTCTTGGACCAGGCGCTTCGAGAGACAGCCGCAGCACGCGGATACAGCTTCAGACAGGGATGACACACCATGAACACGCTGGACATCGCCACACAGGAACTCACGAGCGACACCCCCACCCCGCAGCCCGAGCGGGTCGAACTCCCTCTCAACTTCTCCTTCGCCGGGAAGACCCTGCGCGGGAAGCGCGTCACCGAAGGACAGCTCGTCGCCATCCAGATGTCCAAGGACGACGGCACCGACGCGCTCTTCGCCGCCGTCCGCACGGTGATCCGCTCGGCCGTCGGCGAGGCCAACTGGAAGTGGATGAACGACCAGCTCCTCACCGGCGTTGTGGAGTTCTCCGAGATGACCAGCGTCCTCACCCAGCTGTCCGGCAAGACCGGTGACTGACCCCTACGCCGCCATCTCCCGCAGCCCCGCCACCATCACCGTGGCGGGGCACCCCGTCACGATCCCGTACCGCCCCGCAGCCGCGTGGCTCACTGCGCTCGCCGACTCACGCCCCTCCCTCGCCCTCATGCGGGTTTCCGACGAGCCGTCCCGGTCCTGGCTGATCGGCCAGCTCGCGGCCGGGGCCCTGCCGCTGGAGACCGCGGTGCAGGGCTCGTACGACGCGCTCACCGCGGTCGGCGGCCGGCCGTGGTGGGAGACGTACCGCCTCGGCGTCCTCAGCACGGACACGGCCACGCTCGGACACCTGGTGCTCGCCGGCGTGGACCCGGCCGTACGGACGCTCGGCGAATGGTGCGCGGCGGTCTACACCCTGCTGACCCGCAACGCCAAGCCGGAAGAGGTCTTCAAGTTCGACGCCCAACTGGCCGCGCCGCCACCCGGCTTCGAGGACGAGTGGGACGACGACCAGGACTTCGCCGCGATGGCCGAGGCCGCCCGCAACCTGCCCGGCATGAGCTGAGAGGAGGTGAATCATGGCGTCACAGGCCGAAGTTGATCTCATCATCAACGCGACCAGAGCACTCCCCGAGCTGGAGCGCGACCTCTCGCGCATCATCACCATCGCCGAAAACGGCGCACCTGACGTCGACGTCCAGGCCGCACTGGACCTGACACAGAGCATCGACAGCCTGAACCGAGATCTCGACCAAGCCGTCGCCGCCGCTGCGGCAGGCGCCGCCGATATCGATCTCGACGCGGTCCTGGACCAGCAACGGACGCTCCGGCGGCTCCGCGGGGACCTGAACAGGGTGACCGCCGCCGCGACCACCGGCGCTGTGGTCGACCCGGTGACGCTCCAGGAAGTTCTGGACGGCCCCGAGACCCTGCGCACGGTACGGGGCCAGCTCCAGCGTGTTGCCGCAACGGCCCAGGCCACGGCGCCGGATATCCGTATCGGTGTACACGTCGATGACGACTCCCTGCGGAGAGTTGACGACTCCACCAACCGGCTGTCCCGCTCTGTTCTGTCGACCGCCGGCGCGCTGGGAGGACTTGGCAGGACGCTCGGCACGGTGGGCGCGACGGCCGGCACAGCGGCGCCGCTGCTGGCGGGCGTGGTCACGGCGGTTCAGAACATCCTGCCGGCCTCGGCGGTGGCTACGACGGGGCTGCTGGCCCTCCAGTCGGCTTCTGGCGCGGTGACGTTTGGCCATGGTCGGTGTGTCGGATGCGATCGAGACCGCTTTTGATCCGGAGGCCACGCCGGAGGACCTCGCGAAGGCGATGGAGAAGCTGGCCCCAGAGGCAAAGGCGTTCGTCATCGAGCTTCAGGCGATGCAGAAGGAACTCCGGTCGCTCCAGCAGGGTGTTCAGGACCGCTTCTTCCAGGACTTCGACGACTCTCTGAGGGACCTGTCCCGGGCCGTCCTTCCGGACGTCCAGAGGTCGCTGAACGCGAGCGCGGTGTCCCTGAACCGGATGGCGATCGGGGCTTCGGACGCTGCCGTGACTCTCGGCACGTCGGGGATCCTGGGCACGGCGCTGAAGAGCGCGAACGCGGGCCTAGCGGATCTGGAGCGGCTTCCGGGGCAGGCCGTGACCGCGTTCGGCCAGCTCGCGGCCGCGGCCGGGCCATCCTTCGAGCGGATCACCACGGCGGCTGCCGGGCTCGCGGACAAGATTGCTGCGTCTCTCTCCAAGGCGTTCGCGTCCGGGGCGCTGGAGGAAGCGATCAGCACAGCGGTCGATCTGGTCGTCCAGCTAGGCCGCATCGCCGCAGACGTCTTCCAGATCCTCGGCAACGTTATGGGCGCGGTCGCGCAGGACGGCGAGGGTCTCTTCACGGTCCTGGAAACCATCACGGGGACGCTGGCCGACATCACGGCCACCCAGGGCTTTCAGGATGCCCTCGGCGCGCTGTCCGACGTGATGAGCACGCTGGCTCGGACGGTCGGCCCGCTCCTCGCGCAGGCATTCGCGATCCTCGGGCCGATCATCACCACACTGGCCCCGCCTGTGAAGCAGATCATCGAGTTGCTCGGGCAGCAGCTTGGCCGGATCCTCACCGAACTGGGGCCCGTGCTGCTGGCCCTCGCGGAGGCGTTCGGGGAACTGATCGTTGCCGTGTCCCCGTTGATCACGCTGGCTGGTGATCTGATCGTTGCCCTGCTCCCCGCACTGGTTCCGCTCTTCCAGTCCCTCGGGGACTCCATCGCGGTATTGGCCCCGTTTATCGCGCAGCTCGCAGAGAACATCGCAGCCCAATTGGTTCCGATACTGGCGGCCATCGGCCCAATTCTTGAGGAGCTGCTTCCCCAATTCGTTCGCATGGCAGAGGAGATCGTGCCAGTACTCACACAGGTACTGGTCGATCTCGCCCCGTCCTTGCTGGAAATCAGCACTGCGCTTGCGGAACTCCTTATCGAGCTTGCCCCGTTGATCGCCAAGTTCCTGGAGTTCCAGGTAGCGATTCTCGGCGGCGTGATGCCTGTGGTCGCGGACCTCGCCGGGATCCTGACCGGCCTCCTCGGGGGCGCCCTCCGTTTCGTCTCCGACGTCCTGCGCACCGTCGTCATCCCTGCGATCCGAATCGTCGCCGATATCCTCAACGGTGATTTCCAAGGAGCACTGAACGGCGCAACCGTCATGGTGAACAAGATGGTGAGCACGGCAGTACAGAATTTCAGCAATCTGAAATCTCAGATCACCACCATCATGGTGTCGATCGCCTCCACCATCGCAGGCCAAGCAGCGCAAGCCGGTCAGCGTCTCGCACAAGGAATCGTCCAAGGAATTAATAACGTTATTTCACGCGTGCGCGCGCTCCCGGTGCAAGTCCGCGCTGCGGTAGGGAATATGAGCGGAGTTCTGTTCGCGGCCGGAAGATCCCTCATTTCAGGGCTCATCAGCGGTATCCAGTCGATGATCGGATCCCTCATCAGCACCCTCGGCAGCATCACCAGCCGCCTCCCCGACTGGAAGGGCCCCGAGGACCTCGACAAGCGGATCCTGATCCCCGCAGGCCGCTCGATCATGGACGGCTTCATGAAGGGCATCAGCGACTCCATCCCCGAACTGAAGCGGCAGCTTGACGACGTCACCGTGGCGCTCCCCGGCATGCTGCCCCCACCGGCCGACTCGGGCCGCGTGGTGCGCCCGCAGGTGGCCTACACGCCGCCACCGGTGTTCGTAACCATCGGCAACGAGGCCGTCGACCGGTACGTCGACGTGCGCATCGACCGCTCGAACCAGACGCGTGACCGCGTCGCCGCGCAGGGGGTCCGCTTCTGATGACCGATCCATACGTCGTCCTGTCGGTCACCTGGACCGGCACCGCAGGCACCCAGACCACCGGAGACATCTACCGCTCCGCCGTGTCCGCGGCGGGCCCGTGGACGTTCCTCCAGACCGTGCCGCTCCTCGGACAACGCGCCGTGTTCTACGACACCGGAGCGCCGATCGGCACACCTGTCTGGTACCGGGCCATCGGCCATCCCGGAACCGGGCAGGAGCTCTTTGCGGGACCCGCGCAGCTCCCGCAGGAAGGCGCGGTGTGGGTGAAGGACCCGCTCCGCCCGTGGGCAGACCGGGCTTTCGACTTCTGCTCAGGAGGCATCGAGGGCCACAGCGACACATGCAGCACCCCCACCCCCAAGAGGGTCTGGGTCGGCTTCGGGGACCGCGACCGCGATGAGGACGCCGGCCTGTTCCCCGTGACCGGGTCGGAGACCCCGGCCGTGGTCTGGTCCCGCCGCAAGAGCCACGGCGGAACGATCTCGTTTATGACCCGGACGCTGGACGCGAAGGATGAGGTCTACGACCTCTTCACGGCCGGCGGCCCGCTCATGCTCCAGCTCCCGCCGTCGTACGGGCAGCCGGATGTGTACATCCAGCCCGGGAGGCTGCGGGAGTCGTACCTGTACGCCGACCAGCGGCGCCCGCACCGGATGTGGACGGTGCCGTACACGGTGGTGGATGCGCCGGTGGGGCCGAAGCAGGGCTCGGCGTGCGCGAACTGGTGCGCGGTGGAGGAAGTCTTCCCGACCTTCGCCGATCTGGCGGCGGCGGGCGGCACCTACCAGGATCTCGCGGCCGGAACGCTCGTGTGCGGGACCAGTACGGACGGCTACGGCGACGGGCTGTACGGCGATGGAATCTACGGAGGCTAGACCATGATCACCCTGCCTATTGTCGGCACCCCCTCATGGGGCAGTCCCCTCAATTTCGCGCTCGCGGCTCTCGCACACGGGGGTTTCGACGCCAACGACCACGGCCTGCTCGCCTGGACGTACGACGTAGCGCAGGTCAGCACCTCGGCCACACCGGCATCCGGAACGATCCGCCTGATCAAACTGCCCTACGTGACGCAGTCCGTGAGCATCACGTCCCTCGCGCTCCACGTGAACACCGCCGCGACCGGCGGTGCCGTCGGGCAGAATTTCGTGGGCCTCTACTCCGCGAGCGGCACCCGGCTCGCTCAGTCCGCGGACTGCACCGGCGATTTCTCCACCAGCGGCGCCAAGGTGATCACGCTCACCGCGCCGTACGCGGCGGTCCCGGGCCGCTACTACGTTGCGGTCCTCGCGAACGCTGGCACGCCGCCGGCGCTCGGGCAGTCGTCCTCGTCGGCGTCCACGGTCGGCAACTTCAACCTCGTGGCGTCGGCAGCCCGATTCGCGAACGGCCCGGCCGCCCAGACGTCGCTGCCCGCCACGATCACCATGACCGGCATCACCCCGTCCGCGAACTGCACGTGGGCCGGTATCGCCTGATGCGACCGACTTCGGACCTCTACAGGCAGGCTCTCGCCCGGCCGCATCAGGTCGCCTTCCACGTCACCTCGACGGACATCGCCGGTGTGCCTCTCACCGTGGATTCGCTGGGGGCGCCGCTGCTGCGGGACATCCCGGTCTCCAAAGGGTCCGTGGCGGCGTCGATGACGAACCGGGTGACGCGGACGGCGACGCTGACCGTCACGGACGATTGGTACCCGCGGACGCCGTCGGACCCGTTCGCCCCGGAAGCGGCCGTGATCCGGATCAGCGCCGGGCTGCGGTACGGGGACGGCACGGAGGAGGTCTTCGAGGTCTTCACCGGCCGGGTGTACGACGTGACGCGGACCGAGGCCGGTGAGGTCACCGTGCAGTGCGATGACTTCGCCGCGGACGTGATCGGCTGCCAGCTCGAACAGATCTGGACCGTCCGCAACCGAACTTCTGTGCTTGGGGAGATCCGGGCGCTCATCCGCGATGCGCTCCCGAGCGCCACCTTCACCGCGGGCGACGCCGTGGATGCGCCCGTGCCTGAGCTGAACTGGGACAAGGACCGAGGGAGCGCCCTCGACAACCTCGCGCAGGCGCTCGGCGCCCGCTGGTACGCGCTCGGCGACGGATCCTTCACCGTCCAGCGGCTGCCGTACGTGATCCGCAACCCGTCCATCACCCTCACCGACGGGCCGGGAGGGACGATCAGCGCGGCCCGGATCAGCCGGTCCCGGGACGGCGTCGCCAACAGCGTGACCGTGGTGTCCGAACGGACCGACGGCACCAACCCGGTGCGCTCCACCTCCCGCAATACGGCCAGCGGCTCACCTACCCGGTACGGCGACCGCTTCGGCCGCGTCGCCCAGGTCATCAACGTGCAGACGCCCCTCACCCAGGCCGAGGCCAAGACCTTGTCGCTCGCGCAGCTCGGCGCATCCATCGGCCTCACCGAGCAGTGGGACGTCTCCTGCGTACCGGACTACTCCCTCGAACCCGGCGACGCCCTCCGGTACATCGTTTCCGGCACCGGCACCACCGGCCGCCTCATGGGCGACCAGATCCTCGACCGCATCACCTACCCGCTCGACACCACCACCGCGCAATCCCTGTCCGGCCGCGGCCCCGTGCCGCCCGACACGCTGACCTGAGAGGAGAGACCGTATGAAGCAGACCGTCAACCGCGGCTATCCGTACCCGGAGTGCGTGCCGCCGGTGCAGAAGGACGCCTCGGACGCGATCCAGATCAAGCAGCTCGCGGACGCTGTCACGGCGGACGTGCAGACGCTCCGGGACCGGATCTCCGATGAGATGGCGTACCCCGACTGCGCCAAGATTTTCGCCAACGGAATCACGACTACCGAGTCCGACTTCAACGTGACGTACACCGGCTTCTCGTGGAACAACCGAGTCGGACTGTGGGACCCGGCGCGCGGCGGCTTCGCTATCCAGCGCTCCGGCTGGTACCTCGTCATGGGCTACGTGTTCGCCACATCCACCCTCCAGCTCCATCTCCGCTCCCGCCTCACCCTCAACGGGGCACCGCGCGGGAACTGGCAGGGCTACTCGCGCAACACGACCGGCATCGCGGCGCAGGCGCAGCAGTTCTTCTACTCCCTGCACCTGGACCAGGGCGACTTCCTCACCAACCAGATCCGCCACGCCGCCCCCGGCACGTCGATCACGTTCGGCTCCCGCATGGAGCTCGTCAGGATCGTGGCCGGATGACCAACCAGACACCCATGCTCGTGGCCGCGCAGAACGGCCCGTACGCACAAGCCCGCACCGGCAGCATCACCGGCGTCTCCGACAACACGCTCCGCGTCAACGTCGGCGGCACCACCATCACCGCGAGCTACCTCATCGGCTACACGGCGAAGGAGGGCGACCTCGTGCTGCTGCTCCGGCAGGACGCGTCATGGTGCGTCCTCGGCGCGCTGGCCGGCGTCGGCTCGAACGAGGTTCTCAACGCGAGCTTCGAGGACAACCCGTCCGAGATCATCACCTGGACGGCGTACGACGTGTCCGGGACCTCGTCCATCACTCTCGTCGGGCCCGTGGACAGCGCGCCCGACGGTGGCTTCTACGTCAACGCCGCCACCGACGGCGCTGCCGCGGTGGCACTGCTGTATTCCGACCCCATACCCGTCACGACGGGCGACGCATTCGCGGTGTCCGTGTACGTGTGGGGCAGCTACGTCGCCGACGCCCCGGAGACCGCCGACGCCGACCTGGTGGCGCTGTGGTTCGCCACCCCGACGGACCTGTACCCGACCACCTCGTCCGCAGACACAGTCATCGCCTCCCAGGCCGACGTGCCGGCCGCGCCACCGTTCTCCACACTGTCCGGCTCGGTAACGGCTCCAGTGACCGGCTACATGCGGATCGGGCTCCGCTCCACGACCAGCGCCGACGCGTCCCTGAACTGGGACCTGGCCGTCGCAAGGAGGACCTGATGCCGCAGACCACGTCCCGCGGCTATCCCTACCCGCTGTACACCGATCCGCAGAATCCGCCTGGGGACCTTCAGGCCCTGGCGACCGCGGTCAACAACGATGTCGGTGTCCTCGACGCGGCGCGGCTGGCGGCTCTGGACGAGCCGACCTGCCGGCTCACAGCTCAGTCCGCGCCGATCTCGGTACCGGGATCGACCACGACCACCCTCACATGGCAGTCAGCGCCGTACGACAACGCAGGCATGTGGAACCCCGCCACGCCCACCTTCCTCACTTTCACCGTGACCGGCATATACCTCCTCAGCACCCGTCTGGAAGTCGCTGTCAGCGGCACCGCGACTGAGGTCGGCACGTACACCCAGATGGTCACGAGCGGCGCCTTCGGGCCGACACCAGTCGCGCAGTCCCTGCGCATGTCTCAGACCGGGCCCACGCGCCCTGACCTGTCCGCCATCTACTACGTCGCCGCCGCCGGCGAGACCTTGAGCGTCTCGTTCTTCCACGACCACACCACGGCCAAATCGGTCGGTGCCCGCAATTTGACCGCCACCCGCATTTCGATCATTGGAGGACTCCCGTGACAACCATCCCCGAAGACGCCTGGACCCCGGGCCCCGAAGAGCCCGGCCCCGGACCCGACCCCGAGACCCCGCCGGAGCCCGACCCCACCACCGGCGTCGGCACCCCCGGCGACGAACCCCCAGAACCCCCCGCCCCCGGACCCCGAGCCGCCTACGCCGCCGGACAACGGCGAGGAGACCAGCCCGGGGACGGGAGGCTGACGGATGCCGGCCACTACTCCCCGGGGCTATCCGTATCCGGTGCCGACTGATCCGGCGGATGTGCCGCAGGCGATGCAGGATCTGGCGTCGGCGGTCGATACGGATGTGCAGACGGTCTACAACGGGATCAGCGCGCGCCCTTCGGTGAAGGCGGTCGGGCAGACCGTGGCGAAGTACACCAACGTCGTCTCCGGGTCGCTGCGCGGTCTGCCCTTCGAGTACTTCGACTTCAACGTCGGCGGCGCGGTCGCGGGCAACGGTTTCAGTCAGCAGAACTCGTTCAAGGTCATCGTGCAGGGGGGCTTCTACCGGGTGATTCCGCAGAAGCCGGGCTTCTGGATGGCGTTCGGTGCCGCGTCGTTTCCGAAGCCCGCAGGCGGCGTGGCTGCGATCCACACTGCGATCGTCCTGCTGCTCAACGACTCCACGATCGTGAGCAGGAGCGGTATCAACGGCAATACCTTGGCCGCGGATGGGACGGCGCAGCTGGTGACGTCCGGGGGTGCGCTTTGTAACGGAACGACGGACTTCTTCAACCTCGCGTGGACGCCGACGCATACGTCAACGATCCCGTCGATCACGGTCAACAACCGGAATCTGACGCTGATCCGGATGACGCAGGGGTAGGCAGCACGGCGCCCCTGTCCTGGGCTTCGGCCGGGGCAGGGGCAGCGTCATCTCGTCAGAGGTCTACTCGTCCGGCTCAGGGTGCCGTACGGCCGCCTTGAGGGCCTTCTCCACCTCGTACCGGTTCTGGCCGGTCGCTGCGGCGTGCGCGGTGATGGAGGCCTGTACGGCGCTGGCGGTGTCTACGGTGAGGGCGCCGTGCTGCTGTTCCTGCCACGCCCGTCTTTCGAGCTCGATCAACTCGTCACTCAGTTCGATTGCCACAGCCGGATCTAAGCAGGTCGCCCACCCCTGACACGATTAGGCCCGCCGCGCGGCACCTTGCGGCCAGACGACATCCACCGGCAGCCCCGCTTCACGGGCCAGCAGCACCGTGTCGGCCGTGCCGCCGCCCTTCCCAGAGGGAGGCGTCCCATCCCACACCGCAACCAGCCGATCGCCGCGCTCCAGAAGAAGCGCGTTCGCCTCCTCGTACGCCGCCCTGTTCGCCATCTCGTTCGGCAACGTCACCACCTCAACAGCCGCTTCCACCAAGTGGTCAAAGACTGGGGCGTGATCCCCCTTCACCTTCTTCGCCCGGTAGTCCACGGAGGGAATCAGCACGACGAGACGCCCGCCGAGGGCCGTCACCTCTTCCGCGAACAGACTGTCCGATCCAGCGGCGATGCACGACACCCCAACAAGGTCCGCACGATACGGCTCCAGCACCTTGCGCAGAGCAGCCCGTACAAGCGGAACGCTCTCCTCGGACAGGTCCATGTGCCCAGTCACAGCCAGCGTCGTCACGCGTCCACCCCTCAGCTCGACAGAAGATCGCGGATACTATCTCGCGCCTCGCGCACGGTCCGCGAGGCGCCGTGGCCCACCGTGTATGGGTAGAGCTGGCCGAGTTGCCCGCGGACCCTTCCGGACTGGGTGAGTCGGGCGGCTGCAACGGCCCGGTGGGTCTCCTTCACAGCGCCCGTGACGTCGCCGACCAGGAAGTGGCACTCGGCGAGGCCGATCCTGTCGAGCGCGTGCGAGCGGCCAGCCTCGGGCCCGCGCGACGAGAGTGCGCTGCGGATCTCTGCGGCGGCTCGGTCGGCATGCTGACGTGGGTCCTGCCGGGCGAGATCGAGCAGCCGCCCACCGGTGACGCCCGCCAGCTCGGCATCGTCGAAGTAGGCGATCCAGTACGGCTCTTCCTCGCCGGGGACCGCCGCTGATAGTGCTTCGGCGGCTCGCGCGGTCGCGCGCTCGAAGCCTGCTGTGCGTCCTTGGGCCGCGTATGCCCACGCCTCACGGGTGTGGAGCATCGCCCGAACCCGTGGCCCGATCACGTCGCGCGCGCCCTCCTGCGCGAGCTGGATGAGCTGGAGCGCGTCGTCGGGGCGTTCGCGATAGAGCATCTGTCTGGCCATCCCGGCCAGGACGTTGGCACCGAACACCTTGTCTGCGCCCGCGTGCGCAGACCGCAGGGCGAGCCGGTAGTACTCCTGTGCTCTCCGATGGAGGCCGGAGTCCCAGGCCATCGTCGCGGCGGTCCCGGCGAGCTGCGCCATGATGCGGTACAGACGGGTTTCGATCGTCGGGGCCTGGTGCTCATCGAGGGCACTGGCGATCTCGCTGAGCTGGCCAAGCACGGCCTTACGCCGGAGGCCGCCGCCGTACTGGTGGTCCCACTGGCGGAACGCCTTGGCAGTGGTCTCCAGCTCGTGTATCTCGCGCATTCCCAGACGGCCGCGGCGGGGCGGCGCAGGGAGTGCGGCAGCTGGTTGGAGCCATCCTTCGAGGGAGTCGAGTAGGGCTGCGCCGGTCACCGCCGCTCCGGCCAGGGCGCGCGTCATCGCGCGGCGGTCCATCACGAGATCACTCCTCGTCAGGTCTGCGGCCAGACCGACGGTGGCGTCGGGCCGCCACGGGACATCGGTCGTGTCGGGTTGGCCGCCCGGTGACTCTGACGGGCGTTGCTGCTGTGTCTGCTGGCTTTCCCATGGGCGGGACGCCAGGCCAAGCAGGGCTCCGGGGATGCGGAGCCCGTCGGCGATCCGGCACACCACCTCGAAGCTGGTGACGCGCTGGCTGCCGCTGATGATCGTGCTCACTTTGCCGGGGGTGAGCTGGCAGGCCGACGCGATTCGGTTCTGGGAGAGGCCGCCCCATTTTTTGATCAGGGTGAAGACGGCGGCGAAGTCGTGCTCGATCAGAGCTGCCCGCAGGTCTTCTCTGTCGAGGACTTCGGGGGCGAGCGGGCCGGGGGTGGTGGCGTCCATGTGGGCCGACTTCCGGGGCGATCCTACGCACGCGAGTGCGCCTTCCTGGAGCTGCAACGAGTGTATTACCGCCTCGGTAACCCCCGCCGGTCATCCCTGACTTGAGGAAATCACCCGAGGCTGTTGGTGGATCGAAACCGACACGATGACAGGGGCAGCCGTGCACGCCAAAGCACAGACCGAGAGCATCGCCCGGTGGCTGACGTCTTCCAGCCCGCACCCCGCGGTCGCCCGCGAGGCGTGGCACGCCGCCCGCCCGGCGATGCTGCGCACTGGCGTCCCCTACGACGCGGTACGGATGCCGCTCGCACTGGTCCACGCGGCGGCCGAGAGCAGCGCCCCGGACGTCGTGGCCGGCGTCCTCGCCGAGGTCCTCGACGGGCCGGTGATCTGCCACCCGCGCCACTGGTACTACGCGCTCGTACCGCCGGGGACCTGCGAGACGTGGCGGTCGGCGGAGGCCGTTGTCCGCGGCCGAGGTGGCTGGCTCGGGATTCCCCGGCCGGACAGCACGGAACCGACCCCCGCCACCCCATACTGGGCCGTCCCCGTGGAGCAGGCGGGGAAGCTGTGTTCCGCTGCGGCCGTGGCCAAGTTGCTCCGAGTCGGACGGAACCGCCTCGAAGGTGTCGCGTCGTGACCGCTGACGAGAAGGTCCGGCAGACACCCACTCTCAGCGCCGTGCAGGCAACCATCGACCAAGCCGATGCTGCTGGCCGCGGGGTCGGCACCCGCACCGACCTGGCCGGTATCGCCGACCAGCTCCAGGCCCACATCAAAGCGCTGCTGCCCGCCGGCCGCGCGCACGCCGCACAGATGTGGCGCGGCGACACCAGCTGGTACAGCCTCACGGCACGGCTCGACAGAATCCAGAACCAGATCGGCGAGGGCCTCGGGGAGGGAGTACTCGGCGCGCACGTCCAGGTCCGGCTACTCGCAGTCGACTGCCAATGGCTGCTGGAGCGCTACGGCTCGGAGTTGGCCCGATGAATCCGCTGGTCTTCAACTGGCCGCCCATCACCGAGGACGACGTTCCGAACGTCGTCGTCCCGTGTGAGCCCTGCCTGCTCGCCCGCGTCTTCGGCGGCGAACACGACTGCGTCAACCCGGAACCGTGCCCCGGCGAGGAGGGCCCGTCATGACGGCCGCGCCTCAGACTCCCTTACCGGGGCTGCCCGCCGAGCCGATCGAGACAGTGACGATCCCGGACAGCTGGAACGCCGTCACTCTCCCCTCCGTATGGGGCGGCCACGTCCTCGGCATCCTCGGTATACGCTCTGGCGCCGTCCTCGAAGACGCGTTCGTGCAGGGGATGGTGTGGTTCATCCCCCCGGGCGGCGCCGCGGCCTGGCCGGAGACCGGAGCCCTGGGAGTGCGCGTCCTTCCCACCGGCCACGACGTCACGCTCGCCGGGCCGGACGGATGCCGCAGGACCATGACCTGGCTCCGCCCACCCCTCACCCCCTCGCCGCTCACGGACCCCGGCGACCTCCGGGCCGCGATCGAGTACACCGCCGGCCCGCTCGACCAAGCCGCGGCACTGGGCCCGGTATGGGCGTGCCGGTACTGCGGCGCGCCAGTCCGTGACGCACACCTCATGGAACGGTTCGAATCGCTGAACGGGTCCGGCTGGTCCACGTACGCGTGCGGCCCGTGCTGGAACACCACCGTCCGCGGCGGCCCCGGCCGCCACCTCCACCCCGTACAGGAGGGACCGCGGTGAGCGAACGCACCCAGCAGCTTCTGTACGTCGCCGTCCTGGCCTCGCTCCTGGCCGCGCTCGCCATCGCCATCGCCTCCGGGGGCCGATCGTGAGACTCCGGCTCCGAATTGACCCGACGGCCATCGCCACGATCGGCGGATGCCTCATGTGCGAGCGCGACCACCTCGCCGTCGTCACAGTCGGCGACCTCACCACCGCCGCCAGCCCCGGCCACCAGGCCATCGAGATCCCGGTTGACGCCTGCCGACGCTGCGAGGGGCGACTGCTCATGATGCTCGCCGACGCCCAACGGCCCCTGGTCCGGCCCTACGTAGCGGCCGTGTATCCCCACCGACTCCCTGTCCGCTACCCCCCGTTGGCGGGCAGGGGCGAGGGCCCTCGGGCACGGGCGTAGCCCGAGGGCCCACGCACCCCCGTTGACCCCCGCGGGCTGCTGTTAGCCCAGCAGCCCGCGGACTTCCCCAGCCAGTCGGTATACCGGCTGCCCCAGGCAAGGGGTTGCTGCTGGCACGCAGCAGGGGAAACAAGGTCCCGGCCGGGCTTTCGGATTTCTTCACCGGCCGGGACCCCCCACCTTTCAGAACACGCACAGAAAGAACCCACATGAGCAAGGCAAAACCGACCGTGAATTCTGTAAAGGCGAATGCAAAACGAATGGGGGCTCCCACCCAGGAAGCCGCGAGCCGTACGGCCCTGCTGAAGGAAATCCCCGGGGACATCCGACGACAGGGGCGCCAAGAATCGACACAGGCAAACGCAGCCGAACGGAACCACAGCAACAACTAAGAGGGCGTCGCACCCGCTCTCGCCCGCCATCCTGTACGGCCTGAACAGGCCGCACAGCCTCCAAAGAAAGCGAATTATGTCTCACAGTAAAGAGTACTTTCGCAACCCGCCTGCATGCCGACTGGGTGTCCTCGCCGCACTGCGCAATCAGGCCGGTCACCTGCTCCTCGTAAAAAAGATCTACCAAGTGCGGGAGGGCAACCCCCGCCCGTGGGGCCTGGTCGGGGGCTCTGTAGGCGAGACCGAGAAGCTGCGCGGCGCGTGGAAGCGCGAGGTACTGGCAGAGACCGGATTGAGCCTGAACCCCGGCCGGCTTCTCGTAACGGATGAAGTCCCGGCCTCTGGGGACAACGCTAAGGGAATCAACTGGCTTTACGACACGCCGCCCCTTCCCGACACCACCGAGATCACATTACCTCGCGATGAGTTGTCGGAATATGCGTATGTTTCCCGCGAGAACCTTGGCGAATACCTCACCGAGCACGGAACCCGCCGCGCGTGCGCCGTACTCGATGCATTAGCCCAGGGCACCGTGCTGGAACTGGAATACGGATACCGAGCCACCTGAGCGGCGGGACGGCCACCGCCCGCGATGTGGGTCGGCCCGAGCGACACCAGCATCCCCGTCGCCGCCAGCTGCGAGCACTCCCCGGCCCCGCCCGAGGGCACCTGCACCGGCGACTGCGGCAACACCGGGCCGAACTAGTATCTGATGGCGCCCGGTTCCCCGTCGGCTCTACCGTCAGAGAATGGAGAACACACCCATGGGCGAGTGGATCGACCCGCGGTATGCCGAGGTGATGGCCCGCTACCGGACCGCGAAAGCCACGGCCGGGGAACCGAAGCGGCGCGAGGGTTGGTCGAAGAGGTCGTACGGTGACGCGTTCGTCATTGTGGTCGACCCGGCGACCCTGACCCCGTACACGACGGGCCGCTGAGTACCGCTCCGGCCGGCGTCACGGCGCCGACCGGGGCTCCTCCACGAGGTGCGCGAGGGGCACGTCGATCGCGTCGGCGATACGGATCAGCGTGTCAAGGAGCGCGCTGCTGTGCCCCTGTTCGATCCGGTTGTACGAGGCAAGGTCCATACCAACTCGTAGCGAAACGCCCTCTTGGGTGAGGTTCGCACTGATACGGGCTGCGCGGATCTGGTCGCCGATCTGCCTGCGGCGGGTGAGGACCCGCTCGGTGGGCGGAGGCGAGTGTGGCACCCGTCAACGCTGGCCCGTTCATGATCGCCCGTCTTTAGGGTCAAGCCTAAAGTGTTTGATCTTGGTTGACCTGGGTATCGACCTACCCCCATATGCGGCCGCTCCACGCTCTGCCCCCCAGGCGAGTACCGGAGTGGCCGGTGACGCCCCTGCCACGCGGCGGGGGCGTCGCTGTTCCCTCGTTCGCGGAAGGGGAGTTTGCTACTCATCCGCCGTGCAACGTGCGCGATCTTCATTGCGGCCTGTTCCCGTGGGAACAGGTCCCGGTTTTGAGGGGTCGTTAGTGTCATTGAGCGTCATCGAACTGCACCCAATTGCCCGGTTATTTCGCGTTGCCGCAGGTCACAGTATGTTCAAAAAACAGGTTCAAGTCCCGTTACTCACCCT